AAATATTTATTTTATAAAAGATAAATATTTTTACATCATTAAAAAATAAAAAAAAAATAAAAAAAATAAAAAAATAAAAATAAAAATATAAAAAAATAAATTTAAAAAAATAAAAATTATAAATAAGTTGGTTTATCTGTAAAAAGATTCCATATATCCATTTTATTATTTTTAGGCCAGTAAAAATTACCTATATATACAGCACCGCCGCCACCTCTTTTGGTACCTCCTACTCTACCTAATTTTTCAGCTATTTGTTTAAGATTATATTTAGGTGTACCTGAGTGTTTTTCTGACATAAAAACTTTATACAAGTTCGTCGTATATTCGAAGCCCCATAGAACTGCAAAATGTATATTATCTCCTTTTTTCTCTGCATTAGTTATCATTTGTCTTGCAACCATTTTATAAAGAACAGGGTCATTATAGTTTAGTACATAAACAGGGTGTCCTTGAAAATATCTTTTTTGTGCATTAATTGCTACTTGATCTTTAATATTATTAGTTACTTCAAAATAATAATGTCCAACAACATTCATAAAATCAATGTCAATATTTTCTATTAATTCATCTAATTTATTAAAATCACTTTCGTCTTTAAAATGTAAATATGGACTATGTATAAATCTATAATTCATAAAATCACGAAATGTTGTATTATGTATAATATATGGTAAAAATAATTTTCTATCATCGTTGTCTATATATTGTATGTACATAGGTACTTTTTTGGTAGGAAAGAAAAATTTCCATGTATATCCAACAGCTGAATGTTTATCTCCTACAAAATATTTAATATTTTCATTTAATCCTTCTGTAAGATTTCTATTTTTACTTGGATGGTCATCAATAACAATAATACTTTTTGCTAATTTTGCCATATAATTTAAATTAACTTTACTATATGCAATATCTACAATTAAAACATTTTTATTTTTAATATCATTTTCAATATATTTCAATCTACTATTTACGGAATTACCACTTGCTGGTTTTCCTTGAATTACTTTTATATTTTCAATGTTATTTTCTTTTAAAAATTTAATTGCAACATAAGCAGAAAATATTCCATCAGCATTATTAGTATTAAAAATAATTGTATTAATTGATTTTTTTTTACTTGGTGTTATATCTTTTGAAAAAGCGAATACATCTTGAAAACTATTTTGATATTCATCTTCATCTTTATAAATTGGAATAGAATTAGTATTTTGTTTTTTGTATTCTAAAAATAGATCACATTTTTGTAAACAATTTGAGACACTTTTATTAAAATCTTTATTTTTTCCATTATGTGTTTTATTAACCATATAATAATTGCATATATTTTAATATAATAGGTATAATAAAATATAATAGGTATAAATAGTATTATAAAAATCTATTTTATAACATTATGACAACAAAGGAAGACAGGATAAAATTTATAAATGATATAAAAATTAAATTAGATCTACATAATTATGGTTTTCAAAAAGATGAAAATAATTATTCATCCAATGGTTATACATTTTCTGAATCCAGAAATATGAAAGCTATTAAAGAATTAATAATTAGAATGAATCTTTGGATTGCAACAGGTAAAGAGGATAAAGGTTATATAGAGTATCCAGAAGCTAAAAGAGTAATAGATTATAAATTAGATGGTAAAAATATTGGTAAATGTCGTGTGGATTTATTGAAAAAGCGGTGAGATTAAACGTATTGATGTTTATAAATACTATTGTATTTTTTTTCTTCTAAATCTTTAAGTTCTTGTAAGATTGTTGTTGTTTTAGTTTGTTCAGCTAATAATTCTTGCTCATGTCTTTTCTTTACACGATGAATATTGGTAATTAGTTTATAAAAGAAGAAGTAACTTAATGTAAAAATGATTAATAAGATGGTAAGATAAGATAGTACACTCTGTGTAATTTTCCCCACATTAACATTTTGATTAAAGATAATTATGTGTAAATCTTTTAAATTTTTGATGCCAAATAGTGCACCTATTAATGGTAAAATAATTTCACCTGCTATATTGTCCATAATATTATAAAATGATAGACCTAAAGCTGTAGAAACAGAAAATCCAAGAATACCATAACTGGCTAAAAATTCATAAAAGTCCATATAATATTATTAAATATAATATTATCAAAAATAATATTATATGTTAATTTAGTTTAATTACTCTTGAGGAGTATAAGCACATACTCCTTTAGAGTATGCTTCATTTGTTAACCAACCACAATTATCTGCTTTTTTACACTCATCTTGTTTATTATAATTTACACAATTATTTTTTAAGCTATCATATGCACATCTGCCGTCTGGATAAACATTATCTTTAACCCACACACGTTTATCTTCCAAATTAAATTGGTTTTATAAAAAATATAATAAAGTATATAAAAAATAAAAATAATTATTATATAATGATACATATTAGAAATCATATCCCAAAGGGTATAATTAAAAATAATTCTATTATTGCTAAAACAGGAAAAGGCTGCTGGGTTTGGGACAAATATGATAATAAATATTTAGATATGACATCTGGAATAGGTGCTTTATCAACGGGTCATTGTCATCCAAATATTGTTAAAAATGTTAAAAAACAATTAAATAATATTATTCATGCACAACAAAATTGTTTCCTTTCTCATACTGGTCAAGAAGAATTAATGAAAAAAATGTTGCGTATTTTACCTAATAAACATGATACAGTTTTTTTTACAAATAGTGGTACAGAATCAACAGAAAATGCCATTAAAATAGCAAGAATGAGCACAAATAAACCAAATATAATAGCAATTAATGGGGGTTTTCATGGTAGATCTTTAGGAGCGTTGTCATTAACAAGTTCAAGAATTTCTTACCGTAAAGGATTTCAACCAATGATACCTGGTGTTTTTTTCTGTAATGAATTTACAAAAAAATCTTTTGATGATATTTTAGAAAAACAGACTTCTCCAGATGAAACATGTGCTGTTATTATGGAACCAATACTTGGAGAAGGAGGTATTTATGAAATACCAATGAATTTTATAAAACATGTTAGACAAATATGTACTGAATATAATATTATGTTAATTTTTGACGAAGTTCAATGTGGTAGTGGTAGAACAGGTAAATGGTGGGCTTCAGATTATATTAATTTTAAACCTGATTTAATGACATTTGCCAAGGGTATTGGTAGTGGTTTTCCTATAGCAGGTGTTAGTGGTAGTTCTACTATTTTTAACAAAATGAGTAAAAATTCTTTAGGTGGTACATATAATGGAAATGCAATTGCAACAGCTGCATGTAATGCAACAATTGAAACTATTGAAGAAGATAATTTATTAGATAATGCAAATATTATGGGAAAAAAAATAAAGTTAGGTTTATTAAAAAATAAAAATATAGATAATGTTAGACAGTATGGTTTATTTATAGCGGCAGATATAAATAAAAGTATAGATGTGAATGATATAATTAAAAAAGGGATAGATCATAATTTAATTTTGTTAAATTGTGGTGAAAATTCTTTAAGAATAATACCTCCTTTAATAATTACAGAAGAAGAAGTTGAATATTTTTTGTATTATCTTAATAAAATATTAAATACATTTTAGTATCTTTCATATTACTAAATTAGATAATAATTCACTTTATTTTGAATACTTTGTTATTTTTGACTAAATAAATATAAAGTTATATTTATGTTTGCAATCAATTCATCTCTTAAATTAAGTAAATCAGTATCTTCGTCTTTATCAATATATTCTTCATATTCTTTAACTAAGAAATCACGAATAGTTTTAAGATATTTTTCTATATCTTTATCTTTAATATTGTGTAATTTGATTTCTTTGTTATTTTTATCTAAATCAATAGTCTTATATTTTCCTTGATAAGCTTCAATAATACTATCAATAATATCTTCTGCTTTATCAAGGAATTTATCCGCAGCAATATGACGACTATGTTGTTCAGTTTGCCAGTGATAGAGTTTCATTTGATTTCTGAGTTCCAATAATTTATGAAGAAGATGAGAACCTTTTTTCATATAAACTTTTTATAGAAAAAAATTTAATTATAAAAATTATATAAATGCATAATTTGTAAATTTTTCATTACCTTTAGGTGGTTTAAGAGGTGTCATTGGTTTTTCTAATGGTTGCATAGCTAGTTTAAGAGGTGTCATTGGTTTTTCTAATGGTTGCATAGCTGGTTTAAGAGGTATCATTGGTTTTTCTAATGGTTGCATAGCTGGTTTAAGAGGTGTCATCGGTTTCTGCAATTCAGTTGGTAAGACTGGTACCTGTGGTGGTTGAACATCCATTGCAATTGTTGGAACCTCTGGAGGTCTTAAATACATCTCATAATCTGCACAATTTGTACCATCTTCATCTTCTTTGACTGTAATACCATCGGAACAACATCCCCATCTTGTTCCTAAACAACCAGCAGGTTGAACAACTGTTGATTTTTGTATCATATATTGATATTGTGCAATTAAAACAATCGCAATTAAGATAAGCAATAATAAAAATATAATTAATAATAAGATATTAAGATTACTCATTATATCTTATAACTACATTTTTATTTATAATTATTATAAATTATTATAAATTAATGTAAATTTGAATGAGGTACAATTCTTGAAATTTCATCAATTTTAACCGTACGTCTTCTAATTCTTTCAATCAAAAGATTCAATCCCGTAGTCATTGACTTATCATGAATATAAGTATTTTTTAATTTTTCTAAACCTTTAATAGTTTCTAATAAAGTTGCATAAAATTTTTGCATAACTTGTGAATTATTTTCATATAAAATACCCTCATCAATATTTTTAGATCCTATTAAATTTACTTTATTTGTAAATGTATTATCCATATATTTAAATGTAGCATCAATAATATTATTTAATTTTTCTAATGTTTTAGCTCTATCTTCTCCATACCACCATCTGGATAAACCTTGTGTATATGTTGGATTATCAATACTGAAGAGTTTATCATCATATGATAATTTATCAGAAATATTAAGTTCAGAAATAATTTTAAGATTAAATAATAAATCTTCTTCAGTATATTCAATTTTATTTTTCTCAATTACTTCTTGAGATTTTTCTTGAGACTCTACTTTAGTTTTAGTTTCAGTTTTAGTTTCAGTTTTAGTTTCAGTTTTAACATTTTTTGATTTTGTCATCTCTACTTTAACAGGAGATTTTTTTTCCACTTTTTCAACTATATTTTTTTCTATTTCACTCTTAATTTCTTTAACAATTGGTTTATTTACAGGAGAATTATTTTCTACTTTAGGAACATTTCCAATTTTTGGTGTATTTACTACCTTTGGTAAAGGAGGTAATTTTGAAAATTTATTAACATTAACATTAATATTTTGTGAGTTGTTTCTCTGTGAGTTGTTTCTTTGAGGAGATGGATAATAAATATATTTTGATTCTTTATTCTCCATAGAAGAGTTGTCATCAATATCTATAATAGTAGAGTCATTCGTAATATTTTTAAAAAAGGTGTTTTTTTTCATTTGTTTATATTATTATAATTATTTTTTTTTAAATAGTTTTCTGCTAAAAATATATCCACTTATTTTATAGAAATGAACTTTTTAATACCTTTTGTTTTACTTATTATTGTCATTATCCTTATGAATTCCAAATTTGCAGTAGAAACATGGCAAGATTATACCCTTAAACCTTACAATTATATCAATAGTGGTAGAGATCCCCTTTATTTTTACAGAAGAGATAGATATCGTCGACCATACAGAGATGGATTCAAATATTATCAAAGCTATCCTGTTCCTCATATGAGGTCCCATTTATAATTTTACCCTACTTATCTTTTAGAGCATCTAAGCGGCGTTGGAGATCCTCATCCGAATCTTTCAACTTAGCCAATCTTTCTTCTAACATCTCATCCACCGCTTTTCCCCTACTTGCATAAGCAACAGCAGCACTTATTTGAACCACTGACTCGAGTTCCTCATCCGCGTCAGCTCTCTTCTGTTGCTGTTGAAGAGATGTTTTGAGAGCTTTTATCTGCTTTTCTTGTTTTTCGTAGAAGCTGTTGATCTCGTGCAATTCATTTCTGAACTTCTCCATAGAATCATTAGAAAGAGTTTCTATTTTACTCCTTTCCAATGCCTCATCGATGCAATCACAAAGTAGAATATGATTGTCCGTCAATTGGTGTTTACTAACAATTGTTAACATCTGCTTAAGCAGAAAAATCATCATATCTTGGGTTAACATGGTAGAGATAATTTATTATATAATGGTTAATAGACTATCAATTTTTTATAAAAATTTTATTATAAATATTACTATATATTTGATCAAGAGTTTATCATTTAGAGGCTTTTCACCCGCTATTTGATTACTTTATTTATTTTATAATAGGTGAAAAAAGAGTAACCTTCATATTAACCTATATTTTTCATACAGTTCCTCTCAGGACTCTTCTGCATGCTCCCCCTGCCGTTTCCAGTGCATTTGCCATTCTAACTTCTCATTCCATTCATCAATGGGAGATCTGTTTTCCTGCCATTGTTTCACAAGTTCTGGATTCAGATTAGGGATTATTGCATCCTTATATGCAGATAAGTTTACACCCTTTTTACCTTTTGGATCTGTTCGCAGTTGTTCGTCTATATCAAGATTCCATTTATTAATATGTGAATTCTGAACAGGGATTTCTGCATCCAATTTAGAGGGCTTTTCACCCTTTTGTTGTGTCTGTGTTGAAGACATGTAATCATTTATTTCATTTTATAAAAAAATACCTTCATTTTTTTATAAAAAAAATTTTTCAAGTGAGTTATTTACGATCCTTCATCATCCGATCTTAGATAATAATCATCTGTTCCTTTATCGTAAATATACGCGTCATGCGCAAGTTCACGTTCAGTAAGGAGCTCACTTTTTTTCTGCCCAACCTCGAAAACTGTATCATTCGATAGTTTGGGGATATCTTGGTATTTTACACTTTCTGCTTCTCTTTGCAGTTGTTTTTCTATACCATCATACCATAAATTAGTATTTTTAGTATTAAAAGCGTATTCTCCACCATTAGAGGGCTTTTCACCCTTGTCCTGTTTCAATGATTCGTTCATTGTAATTATTTATTTTTTTTTATAAAAAAATACCTTCATTTTTTTTATAAAAATTTTTCAAGTGAGTTATTTACGATCCTTCATCCTCCCGATCTCGATAATAATCATCTGTTTCTTTATCGTAAATATACGCGTCATCCGCAAGTTCACTATCAGTAAGTAACTCACTTTCTTTATTATCCACAATCTGCCCAACCTCGGAAACTGTATCATTAGATAGATTGGGGATATCTTGGGATTTTACATCCAAATTAGAGGGTTTATTACCTTGTTGTTTTTCAATGATTCGCTCATTGTAATTATTTATTTTTTTTTACACCTTTGGACATTTAAAACACCGAATTTTCAATAATATATTTTACTTTATCTATTGTTTCTTCAATAGATAAATCATATAATTCTCTATGATTATCTTTATTCAAATTATATTTCTTTAATTCTTTATGTATTAATGTTTCTAATTCAGAGTAATTTTTTTCTTTTGGAACAAAATATATGTAATCAAATATCCAGTCGCAACCTCCCTGACTTCTTCCTCTATTTAAAGCCGTTAGATATCGGGATTTACCTACTTTTGGTCTTGATTTCGCCTTAAAACCCGTTTCATAATCAACTATTTCACAATGTCCTATGTATATACATTCATTTGTATAAATATTATTTTCTCTATAGTTTGAATCAATTTGCTTTAAAATATCTTTACATTTATCACCATTGATAGGCAATACAGAGTTAAATTTATCTTGTAAAATAATTGAATCCATTTTGTTTAATAACTATAAACAAAATATAAATTAATAATTCAATTTTTAATTAAATCGGCGTTTTAAATATCCAAAGGTGTATAAAAAAAATTTGATTAATAATTAATATATATATTAATCAATTATTTATATAATGCCTAAAAGTCATTTGACAAGTAAGAAACATCATAAACAATCTAAATACGTTGGTGTATATAGAACTAATAATGGGTGGATTACCAAAATGACTGTTAATAATCAACAACGTGTTTTCGGACCATTTATTGATGAAATTGAAGCCGCTAAAATGTATGATACAGAAGCTTTAAAACATAGGAAGGAACAAGCTTTTTTAAATATTTTAAAGAATCCATATACACCAAAGCCAAAACCTGTCAAAATTAAAAAACAAAAGATAAATATTTCAGCCACTGCAGCTAATAAGAGAGTTAAATTCTCAGTGGTTACTAAAAATAAAATTTGTGCGCGTCAGAAATGGTGTTGTAATTTTTGTGGAAATCTGTTATCAGATATCTTTATTGTTGATCATGTAGTACCACTATTTTTAGGTGGTACTAATTCAGAATATAACTTACAAGCATTATGTCCCAGTTGTGATAGATTTAAGACGAGTTATCTTGACTACAAGGTGATTAAACCTCTTTCAGAGAGAAAAAATATCACTACAAAAGATGTATTTCAAATTCAAAAGGATAATTATCATAAGATGATGTGTATTGATCCCACTACATCTACAGTTAATAATACCGAAACCATGAATATCAATTGTCAACAATATATTACTAATAGTAATGTCAATAGTGGTGGTAATGGTGGAAATATTAATTTAAATAATGGTTTGGAATTGATTATTAATGGGGTTAAAATAAATATTAAAGTTTAACTCATATTTTATAAATTTTTATAATTTTTATAATTTTTAATCAATAATAATCATCCCAATCATCCCATTTATCATCCCATTTATCATCCCAATCATCCCAATTATCATAGGAATCATCATCAGAACACTCATTAATATATAAGTGATTCCAATCATCATTTTTTTCACAATAGGAGCATTTTCCACACAAGAACTTTTTACCAACTGAAATTGGTTGTTCAGGTTCTTGAAAATTCTGCCAAAAATTATTCCGCGAAGTAACCTTTGTATCGCGTTTCATTTTTTTCTCCCTGTGAATTAATTTTGATCGAATTTGACGTTTTGAGTTGCTCAATTCTACGTAATTACTATCCCTTGCTGTGAGATTAATACAAGATGAAAAATTATTGGTCTCCTCTTTGCTTGATTCTCTATTAACTACAATTGGATTTTCAGCTTCAATTTCAGCTTCAATTTCAGCTCTTGTTTCAGCTTCAATTTCAGCTCTTGTTTCAGTCTTAATACATAAATATGTTTTGTAATTAACAAAAAGAGGATACCATTCGTTTCTCATTGCATCCAAGTAAGCATTTCCGGTTGGTTTAGGACGAAAACGAAGAACGCTTGTTTCATTTGGATTTACAATTAATGATAAACCTAATTGACAATTGTCCCCATCATATTTCGGATTAAAAAAATGTGTTTTTTCTGGTTCAATATCCCAGAAATTTACAGTATATACTGTAAGTGGTACAACATCATCTGTTGGATCTATTGGATCTGTTTCAGCTTTTAAATCTGACATAATAAAAAGAATAATATTTATATATAAATTTCTTTTTCATTTTTTATAAATTGATTTATTAGTTAAAAATTAATAAAAATTTTTATAATTCCAATCGCTCTATATCATATATAAAAAATTAATTAATTTTTAATTAAATTTTTAATTACACTACATATACTACTTTTTATTATCATATGCGTTAAATATATTTAAAGAAGTATAAACATATTTAATATATATTAAATTAGCATTGTATTTATGAGTTCTAAGCAAGATTTGTTAATGGTGTCGCTGACACAATTCTTTAAAATTAAAAAAAATTTAAATAAAATGCTCAATATTATTAATGGTAAATCTCAAATTTCACTAAGAATTTTAGATTGGTATGTTACTAATTATTCTAAAAAAAATAATACATCATATGATATTATTAGTTCTGATGGTAATTTGAAAAAATTTATTGTTTTTATTGATTATAAGTCTCAATTAAAAGCTTATTCTAAAAAGCAATTTGATCCTTTTTGTCGTCGTGAAAGAATATCATTTTATGATCATGATAATAATGAAATTGTAACGACTGTTGGTCAATTAAACTTTTTTAGGTGGGCAATTGAGAATAATATTTTAGAATATGTAGAAAATAATATTAATGTGATTGAGTCTGATATGAATAATTCTATTAAACATCTTTATAAAAAGAATACAACAGAGAATAATAGTGGTAAAAAGGAAAGACGTAAGAGACAAGAATTATCAATTTCAGCTACTAAAACAGTAAATAAACATGATGTTAAAATAGTGGTAACATTTGATTAATTTTTTATCTACAAATAATTTAGATTTTTTTGTACGTGTAAAGTCACCTTTTTATAGGTTAAAATAAAAATTGAATTATAATATATTGAGTGTATATATCATAATTCTATAAATGCTTGAAAAAACAGATCATAATTATGATTATATTTTAGATAAAATTTATGGTTATATTAAAGAATTAAGTAAACCTAAATATCTAAAAATCAAAACACCTATAATTAGTAGAAATAATAAAAAAACTTATTTTTCTAATTTTTCAAAAATTTGTAAAACACTTGATATAGATAGAGAGCAAGTGAAAAGCTTTTTATTTGCAGAATTAAATTGTGATGGGAGTATTGATAGAATCGGTGGTATAAATATTGATGGAAAATATTATCAGAATCAGATAGAAAATATATTAAAAAAGTATATTAAAGAGTATATTGTATGTGATAGATGTAAATCATCTAATATAAGATTTGTAAAAGATACGCGAATTATATATTTGGTATGTATTCATTGTATATCCTAAAATAAATAGTATATAATAAGGTTTAGACTATTACTAAATCACAATATATTATTAAAAAAATGAATTATAATATGTAATTAATTTTATTAAATAATTTAATCATGATTACTTCACAAACCGTTTTTGCAAATCATATTAAAAATTCAAAATATCAACGATGTATTATTACTAATGCAACAACTGGATTAGATGCTGCACATATTATTGATAAAGCTATATGTGAAAAAAATAATAATAAATATTTGAAATTTCATATATCTAATGGCATTTCTTTAAGAAAAGATATTCATCAAGCTTTTGATAATCACATATGGTGTTTTAATCCGTTTGACTGTATAGATAATACTGATAATAAAACAATTAGTATAGGTATTATTTATGATATGAGTAAAAATATTCCAGAAGAATTAACCAAACAAAAATATTATATAGTTGATAAAAATGATTATTATTTAATATATATTAGATATGTGGAGTTTTCATATAAGTATGCAGAAAGACATAAAAACAATTTACCCAAAGATTCATATGATACCATTATATCATTATATGAATCAGTCTTTAGTAAAATAACATATATTACTAAATTAGAAAATAATTATGCATATGAATATGATGGTGATTTATTAATGATTAATTGGGAAAATGTAAGCCAATTTTATCAATATCAAAAAGATGAATCAAACACAACAAACACCATAAACACAAGAAACACAAGAAACACAAGAAATAAAACTTAATTATTTATTCAATTGTTTAAAGAAATATGTTGAGAATTTAGTATTAATACCACCTAAATTTTTAGCTTTATAAATATATTTTAAAATTTCAAGTCTAACATTTAAATTAGATTCAATAAAATACTTATAAGCAGATTGTGGACTGTATTTAGTTTCCATTATATTTTCCCAATTTGAAGTTAAATCTGTCCAAATTACTGTATCAATATTATTTTTATTTGCCCATTCTTTTATCATTGTAACGATATATTTAGGTGTATTAATTACTCTTTCTTTTTTTGATTTTAAATTAATATATGCAATATTACTTTTAAGAGTTTTTTCGCGTTTTTTTAAAGCATTAATTGCCAAATTAATATTTTTTAGATTTGTTTCAGAATACCATATTTTATTGTTAGTCCCATTTTTTTCATCAATTACTAATGTTAATCTTCCCTTACCTTGGTCAGATACTCTGGAAAATTCTAAAGGAAATTTTATATTAGTAGTTTTCCAATTTTTAATTGGTAAATCTTCTGGATTCCAATATAATGATCCCCATGCTAAATAAACAATCATTCTATATAATATTTAAGATATAATATTTAAGATGTAATTATTTACAAGTAGTATTTGCAATATAAAAATCAAAAGAAATAACATACATTATATTATTACTTCTAAGTCTCATATAATGATCTTTTAACTCTTTTTTTTCTTTATAGTCTGGTTGTTCTATTTCATTTAAAGGACGAATATTATAATTTACATTAAAACCAAAACTATGGAAATATTCGTTTATTTTATTAAAATCTTCATGTGTCACATTTCCTAAATTAACTCTTCCATTACTATCTCCATGTAAAATCTTCATTGCTTCTGTAAACATCATTAATAAAGTTTCAAATAATTCTTTAGAAGAAATATCATGATCAACATCACTAAAATCAAGTTGTATAGAATTAGATTCTTTTGGAGGTTGAGAAACAATTGCGCGTGTAATTTCAAGGATATCCATATTTATATTAATTAATATTCTTTATTTTTTAAATAGATTTTATAAAAAAATATAGTTATATAATATAAAAATATGCCAAGAAAAAAAAGTAATGGTAGAAAAAAAATGAAAGGTGGTGCTACAGGTATGCCCAAAAATTGGTACAATGGTGACTATCCCCATTTTACTGCTAACAATGCTCCTATGTCTGGTCCATACGGTCGCGGACTTAAGGTCAGTCAAGCAGGTGGAAAACATATATCTGTTTCAAGTAAAATGAACACATCTAAAGCTGAATATAATCAAAAATTAGGTCAATTATCTGGTAGAACTCAAAGCGGTGGTGGTAGCGATTGGGGATTCTCTCAATACTCTGCGGGTCCAGTTAACACACCTCTTCAAACTGAAGCAGAATTCCGCGCATTTAACAAATCCATGGATTATGATGCTGTTAATCAATCAATGAGTTCCGCAGATATTGATTCAGCTTTATGTGGTAAACCAGTAGATGGTTTCTCATTAGGAAACGACTTATATGAAGCATCGGCTGAAAGTTATGCAACTGTTGGAGGACAAGCAGGAGGTAGAAAACGAGGTGGTAAAAAAGGTGGTAATCTTTTAGCAAGTGCAGCTATGCCCCAAGGAACAGCAAGTGCAGTAACTTTAGCGGGTCTTTTAGGTCTTCATGAATTATCTAAATCTCCCAGAAAGGCAAGAAAATCTAAATCTCCCAGAAAGGCAAGAAAATCTAAATCTCCCAGAAAGGCTAAGAAATCTAAATCACCCAGAAAGGCTAAGAAATCTAAATCACCCAGAAAGGCAAGAAAATCTAAATCTCCCAGAAAAGTTGTTAAGAAATCACCCAGAAAGGTTAAGAAATCACCCAGAAAGGTTAAGAAATCACCCAGAAAGGTTAAGAAATCACCCAGAAAGGTTAAGAAATCACCCAGAAAGGTTAAGAAATCACCCAGAAAAATGAGAGGTGGTAACAATGGAAATAACAATAAAACAAAATTAGCTGAATGTGAATCTGAATTACAAAAATATAAGTTAGAATATGGTAATTTAAAGAATAAAAACAGCACTGGAAATAAAAATAAAAACAGGACTGGAAATAACAGTAAAACTAATAACAACAGCACTGGAAATAACAACAGCACTGGAAATAACAGTAAAATAACAATTAAATAAATTAAAATATTTTTTAAATTTACACCCTTGAAGATTTCAAATGCCGGTTTTTTATTATATTATTATATTATAAAATGCCTAAAAGAAAGAGTGAAGATTATAAAATTAGTGCTGTCAAATATTATTTAGATTATGATACTACATATGCTGAAACTTGTAGAATATTTAGATGTTCGGAAAGAAGTCTTAAAAGATGGATTGATAGATATGAAAATGAACAATCTATAAAAATACTTAAAATTATTAGCTTAATTTTAAGTATGAGAACTAAAAAAGAGGTATATAAAAAAGAACAGAATGAAATTATAGATAAGATAATGGATATATTATCATTAAATGAAACAAATACAATAACATTATATGAATTAGATAATGATATAGAAAAACAGAATGAATTATTATCTTTGATACCCATAATTAGAAAATATTTTTCATATAATAATATTAAAGCAGTTGGAGAGCCATATAGAATAAAAAGACCTTGGTTATCTATAATAAAACAATTAACAAAAGAAAAATATAAGATAACAAGCGAAGATTATAGACTAAAAGTAGATGATAAAATTATAAGAACAAAATTATATACATTTACCTCTAAATCATAATTTTTTATAATGTACATTACATTTTTTTGTGTCATAATTATACCAACAATTTTCTTTTTTACATTCTTTTGATTTTTCATTAAATTTGCTACATCTTATTTTTTCACTACTAATTTTATTTTGTTTGTTGTTTTGTTTATTATTTTACAAATTACAGGTTAATTTTTGGGCGGATTATGGCAGATATATAATAACATTTTGAAATACAAATTTTATTCTGGGTGAATTCTGGGTGAATTCTGGGCGGATTATGGGCAGATATATAATAACATTTTGAAATACAAATTTTATTCTGGGTGAATTCTGGGTGAATTCTGGGCGGATTATGGGCAGATATATAATAACATTTTGAAATACAAATTTTATTCTGGGTGAATTTTGGGCGGATATTAAAATGTTATAATATCGAAATATTTTTTATAAATTAAAGGTGGATTCTGGTTAGAATAAAATAACAATCAGATAGAACTCTGAAAAATGTTGACAAACAACTATTGCTTCACCGAGTCAAACCTTGTTGAAATTTTTTACTGGTGAAAACCGGCATTTGAAATCTTCAAGGGTCTAAAAAAATGAATAATGTGGTGAATATGTTTTAGTTTTAGTATCATCTTTATATTCTATATTTGTTGGATTAATAATTGATGAAATATTGATATTATATTTATTATAACCACATTTAATAACATATTTCTGAAGTTCAAATATATGTTTGTGTAATAAAGTTTTTAAAATTGTTAAATTGTCATTAAAAATATCATCATTAACAGTTTGACTGATCATTTTATAAATAGACGAATGTAAATTGTTTAATGCTTCTTTATATTCTATATAAGCATTTTCATAAAGTTGTTCCGGATCTCTCATTAAATTATTTTTTAAATTATGTGTAATTCTTAAAAGATTATTAGATGCTTCCAGAGATTTTCTATATGAAGTTAAATTATAATCTATATACCATCTATTTTTATAATAAAAATCAACTATTTTTGGATCTAATTCTAAAAATGACTCATTTTCAAAAGGTTCTTCATTGCCATCATAAATAATAGAATTTAAAAAATCAACTTTCTTATGTATTTCCATTATATTTATATATGTAGTGTAAAGATATACTATTAGGGCAATCGTAATTACAATATATGTAGAAACATTGAGTAATCGTAAAATGATCATTGAAATAATTGCGGGAAAAAAGTTTGACACATTGATGTATTTTTTGATGGTATAATTTTTATAAAACTGTTCATTATTTTGGAATCCATCATATACTTTTGGTTCAGTAAATAATCTATCAATTATGATACTCATATATCTATTTATTATATTAAAATATTGCTAAAAAATTATATAATATTATAGTATAATGTATTCCGCTGCGTCAGAATTAAGTATTATGCAAGACAGAAATAATAATGGCTCTCTTGTTACAAAATTTTCAAGAACTAATAAAACAGATAAAAATTTAGTAAATATTAGTGGTGTAAGTAAACAAGGTAGATCATATGTTAGGCAAACTGTAGCAAATAAATATGGACGTGTTGCACAAAAAAATTATGTTTTACCTGAAGATAGAATTATGCATTTATTGACTAAATCTAACACTCATAATTTAATGAGAAATTTAGATGATAGACCACATTTATTTATAGAAAAAAAAACACCAGCACACTTTTTAAATGCAAATGAATTTGACAATGCAAATGAATTTGACAATGCAAATGAATTTACTAAAAAAGCAAGTCCTAAAAAAGCAACTAAGAAAGCAAGTCCTAAAAAAGTAACTAAGAAAGCAAGTCCTAAAAAAGCAACTAAGAAAGCAAGTCCTAAAAAAGCAACTAAGAAAGCAAGTCCTAAGAAAGCAACTAAGAAAGTAACTAAGAAAGTAAGTCCTAAGAAAGTAACTAAGAAAGCAACTAAGAAAGCAAGTCCTAAAAAA